CTGTAAGTGTGGGATAATAAGGTGACTTCTTATTAAAGTTTTCTGATAATCTGTCTATCTTTTTTCTTGCCACTATCTTAAATACTCCATCTTGTAAAGTTGTATTTGACCATGTTCTTCTTTGGCAAGGTCAAGGACCTCGTCAACATTATGTTCATCAATACCACATAATTCAATATTGTCAATATCTGCTAATTGTTTCTTAGCAGTATCAACGTCAATATTGCCTATACAATATTCGTTTATAATCTTATCTGATTGTTTTTCAGCGTTGTCCCACGCCATGTTTTTAACTTTTGACATAATATAACCTTTCGTTTTGTTAATTTATACATATAATTTAACATATTTCACCATAAAAGTCAACAGCAAAAGGTATAAAAAAACCTTTATAAATCAACACTTTTCTCGTATAAAGTGTGTCAGGATGTCGCATGTCCGTCAACATACCACTCCGTGTCTTCAAATCCTACTGGACCTTTGATAGTATAGTTTGCCACTATAGAATATCTGCTTTTGTTATCTGTATTTACATCTACTGTATGGTCTGCAAATGCAGGAAATATTAACAGCATTCCTTTTTCTGGAGTTATTGTTAGTCTTTGTGTGTTAAATGAATTTTCTTTTTTAGGTCTTATATCCCATTGCCATTTGTTACCGTAATCTACAAATGATATTGTGGATCCTCCTGATACAGGATAAAGTACAACTGAATACATACAGTTAGCATGGTTGTGTAAGTTACCTTTATAACCAGGTTTAAATCTAGTTATCCAGGAACTCATCAACTGAACCGTATTGTCTGTATAGTTCATTACCTTGTCGTTATACTCTTGCACCTTTTCTGTAATTGCTTTTTCAGTTTCAGGAAACTGTGATAAGATTTTTAAATCTTTAGAGTATTCGCCAATATGACTATATTGATTCCAGCCTGCTTGTTGAAAGACTTTATCCTCTATGTCTTCTACTTCTGGTATTTCATCTATGTTTAAAATCGCCAGAGGTCTTGCGAACAAGGAAAATATTTCCATGTCCTTACTCATTAGTTATTAATTCTCATAAAATTGTCGTCCCAATTGAACGCTTCTTTTACTAAATTTGCCGTAAGTCCTTTGTAGTGTTTATTAAGTTCTTTATCTTTTGCTTGTAATAATACTTTTGCTTCTTCAGCAGATAAAGCTTCTAACATCTGAACAAACATGTTTTCTCTTTTCATGGTTGTTAGTTGTGGATTGCCGCCTTCTAAGAAATGAAATACCCTATTGATTTCACTTTTCAACCATACATGGTCTGTTGTACCAAGTGGTGCTTCATTTACTTTATAAGGTGGTGTTGTCTCAGGTAATAACCACTTTAATTTAGGATCAAATGCTAATTTCATTAACATTCTTAATTCTTTAGTATCATACTTTTGCAATACTTCTATCTTCTTAGGTTTATCTTTTGCATTATTAACCTTAGTAAGTATCTCGTGGTATGATAATTGATACATAGGTGTTGCCATTTTAAAACTCCTCTATTTTGCCTATCAACTCTTTCAAGTCATTGTTAATTAAATAAGGCAATATCTTTGTTTTACTATTTGCCTTAACTTTTTTATATGTACTATATATGTCTTCTTCCATATCGTCTGGAATATAGTCGAAGTCTATAAGTCTCTGGTTACGTTGGTAATTTCTATAATGATATTCATTACAGAAAGTTTTAGGATCATCACCTTTCATTAAGGTGTCAATCCAATAATTTAATTTCTTTTTCAGTATTGGTTTTTGTTTTATCTTGTTTATAAAGGTATCGTCTGGTGACAAGAAGTTAGGTATGCCATCAGAGGTATCACCTCGTAAGATATGTTCAAATGTATATTCTTGTGGATTACTTGTTTCAATAAATTTCTTTTGTATAGGACTATACTGTTTTACGTTAGGATATTTTTGTAGTTGTTGAAAGTCTTTGTCGCCTGATATAATTAAAAACTTCTCATTAAACCATTTATGTTTTGCTTTCTTAATTATGACGGCAATAATATCGTCTGCTTCTACATTATCTAATTGTACAACTTTGTATGGAAAGTTATCTCTTATTTCTTCTTTGATAGTATGTAAAAGACCAAATACACTTTCCCAATCAGTTTTGGATTCGTCTCGCCCTTCCCTACGTTTTGCTTTGTAATGTGGAAATATGTCTCTACGCCAAGGACTAGGACCATCTACTGCGATAACTATATCGCCTGGATATTCATGTTTAAATTTATGTACATAACCCTTTATAGAGTTTAGTATCATATGACGTACAATAGGAATAGACAAGGTCATCTTGTCTTTACTCATTGCTAATTGTACAGCGATATTACTTATCGCTATCTGGCTGTAATCTATCAGTATCATTATCTAAGTTTTCTCCTTCAAACTCAATTTCATCTTCATCTTCTTTATCAACTATTTTTTTACCTTGATAGTCAATAACAGAATAAGTACGACCTGACTTATCATCTTTTTGTTTAAACATCATCTTGTCAGTAACATTATGAAAAGGATGCTCTAAGTCTAGTTCTCTATACAACAAACCTTTAAATGCTTCCATGAATATACCTAAATCTAGGAACGTTTTGTTGCCTAGTTTAGGATCAGATTTACCTATACCTAAACCCTCTTGCTGTAATTGTGTAAGAAGACCTATCACAATATCATCAGCAACTGCGTTAGCATATTTCTTTGTTTGTTCTCTAGCAATCTTCTTCTCAATAGGTTCTCGCTGTTCTTTAGTAAGACCAGGAATATGTTTACCTGTTGGAAACGCTAATATTTTCGCTGTCATATACTATCACTCTCTTTGGTTATGTCCGTCCTGGGTTGGTACACCAATCTTTATTCCTTGGTTTCACCTTGAAAATTGATTTTACCCTCATTTATTAAGTGTTCTCGTAAATCTGTATAACCACCTATGAGTTTGTCACCATGCATTATTTGAGGCATGGAACGTACTTGTTTGCCTATCATTTCAAACATTTTGTCTGGTGTAAAAGAGGCACTAAGTTTATGTTCTTCATAGGGCAGGTTCAGATTATTGAGCAAAGTTTTTGCCTTTGTACAATAAACACAATTGTCCTTTGAAAATACTTTATACATTGTTTACTCCGTTGCAATATTAGTCAAGCTATCAATCGCTTCATCCGCTTTGCTTGCTACATCACTATTTATAACGATTTGATTTGCTGCTTCTTCTTTGATTAATTCTGCAAGTTTATTAAGTTCTCCTAAAGGTAATTGAAGACCCATATACACTCTATACTCATTATCACTTGTTATAGATACAGCAATCTTCCATTGTTCATAACCTTGTACTTTAGTTTGCTTAATTAAGTTTACAATAGTGGACTCTGCTTTTGAGTTAATTACTTTATTACCCTCAGCACCTATCTCTTGTATAAACACATTAGCATTCTTATTCATTTCGCCATGCATTACATCTGCTAAGTCTGCCTTAGCAATCATAGTTGCTTTGTCCATTGCTAGTTGTAAATCTGGACTTGTAGATACACCTACACCGTAAAGATAAAATTTATCTTTCTTATTTAAGAAACCTTTTTTACCTTCTTTTTCTACGAACCATTTAGGTACTTCTTCTAACATGCCAGACTTTGTTTGACCTTCATGGTCTATCTTTACAGTTTTAGCACATGCTGATACTAATACTGCTAATAAGATTAACATTATATATTTTTTAATCATTATTTTATTACCTCTCTTATATATTCAATTGAGTTATACCAAATGTCGTAACCTACATTCGGGTTATGGTAGACAATAATACCACCTATTATCATACCAAATATTAATTTAATCATTGTTTCTCCCACGTGCCTTCGTTAGTTAAACATACCTTATCAGGTATTAGACCGCCTTCAATTCTTCTACAGTAAGGCGGCACATTGTCCTGACCATAATAGAATTGAGCGAATAGTTGCCAGTAGGTAGGACCTACAACACCGTCTCTACATATCATTTTTCTACTGACTTCGTTTTCCATGTTTTCATCATAGATAACTTCTATAACACAATTGCTTTTTGTAAACTTTGGTGTCTCATCACCTATTGCATTAGACCAAATCAATATTGAAAAGATTAATACAATAAAAAATATTAAATTATAATTAGGTTCTCTAAACATCTT